TTGTATTATATACTTGGTTGCACGAAAATTATAATAAATCAGATTTCGAAAGTATCAACAAGAAATTTGAGGAATTATTATTACCTCGCTTGAATTTTGCTAATATTACTGCTGAACAAAGTTCTTTATCAATTTATAATGGTATATTTTCAAATCAAACGCTTCGACATAGAATAAATAAATTATTTATACTAGATTGGTTGAATTTACCTAAAAATGGAGGTTCTTGGGGAGACGGTACACTACATTCTCGTCATTTAGGGTTTCGTACCATTGATAAGAGAAACTTACAAAATGATGGAAGTTCTATTACTAATCCTGAATTACTAAATGATATAAATTTATCATTATCTAAAAAAAATGTTTCAATTAATGTTTCTACAGAATTGACAGATAATTATAAATTTGGATGGGTTTTATTAAACATCTATAGAAATGCAAATTGTAATATAGATACTCTTGTTAGAGATATTGAAAATTTCGAAAACGATAGAATGGTAAATATAACTTATTATGTGGGTAATATAGGTATAATTCGTCAAGAATACATTCAAGAGTTATTTAAAATTGATGAAACTAAAATACTGCAAAATACAATTAATAGTTCTTTTGTAGATATAATGTCAATAAAGAATAGAAGTATTCTGCAATATGGATTAGGATGGTGTCTGATAAGTATTCATATACTTAACTTACTTGGTTATAAAGTTAATATATCTGAGTTAATAGAAGCCAAAGAAATTGATAATTTAAAAATAAAGCATAATAGAGTTGCTAGTGGTTATCAAATTCTTTATAGTAAAAAACCAGCAGTTAAAATATTCGATTGGATTGCTAATGCTAAATTAACAAAGAATCAAGTACTTGCAGTAAAGAACGATATGGCATTATCATTTAGTGAATATATTAATAACACATTATCTAAATTCAAAGGAGAACAGGATGAAATATCAAGAAAAGCACAAGAAAAAAGAGAAAAACATCGAAGAGAAGAATCTAGAGTCTCATCTCTCGATAGACTTGGAAATGAAAGACAAAATAATTTATTTACTGCGAACATTTCCTAATACAGAATGGTCAGGTCCAGCATTCTACAAAGTAGATAAGAAACAAGATGATTTTCCATTAAAAGTAACTCTATTGTATTTTGTACCTATTGACTTAGGCGATTCTACAAGTACAGAGTTAGACGGAGAAGAACTAGGAAAGATGCTATACAAATTATACAAACAAAAGCCAGAGTTGAAAGACTGTGCTTTAGGTTTAATACATAGTCATCATACATTAGGTGCTTTCTTCAGTGGAACTGACAAAGATACAGCTCTAGAAAATGCTACAAATACTGGTTTGTATTTCAGTACAGTAGTAGCAAGTGAGAAAAAGAAATGTGTTTTTGGCTTTAGTTACAGAGATAGATTAGGTATTGGTCATTTCATAGAAGGTAAAGTAGTTAAACCTATGAGAAAGATTGTTGTAGATAAGCAATGGAAAGAAGAAGCTAATACTATAAAAGCAAAGGCAAAGAAAGAAACTAAAAATAGTTGGGCTAATTACGGTTATAGATACTACGATGGATATAACGTAAATCAAAGAAGTATGTTTAATGCTTCTCCAGCTACTAAAGCTTTAAGTGCTAATATTGTTGAAGATATAGATAACGAAGATTTAATTCTTAACGCTATAGACGCCTATATTATTAATTCTGACTTTAGACGGTTTAAACTAGACTTAGAAGCTATAGATAAAAAGCTAGACGCAACAACAGTAATTAGAGAATACTATAAGGAGAATAGTATTAATAAAATAGGAATATAACAAAGTCCCCTAGGCACTTCTCAAGTCATCTCCTCTTTGGTGTCTAGGGGCTTTATAAAAAGAGGTTATAAGTGAAGTTGAGTAAATTTAGAGCTCAAGAAGCTCTTGAAAGAGTAACTACTCTAGTAAATAATATAATATGGGATGTTGATTATGAGTTAGAAGATACTTACAACATTAAATATCTTACTGATACTAAGATAGATTCAGGAGAACATGTTGCATATTTATTGGGTAGATATGAAGCAATGAGAGAAATACAAGACCAAATAAAACTTTTAAAAAAGGAGATACATCATAATGAATGATACAAGATTCTTAAGAAATAAAGACCTTATTAGCATAGATAAACTAGACAAAGTTACAATAGTAGGTTTAGGAGGCATAGGTTCATTTTTAGTTCAAACTTTAGGAATTATGGGATTCAAATCTATACGAGGCTTTGATAATGATAGAATGGAATCACATAACTTATCAAGCACTGCATATTCCTTTGATGATGTAGGTAAACCTAAAACAGAATGTGCTCAAAATCTTTTTAATAGAGTTACAGATAATCAAGAATTTTTAGCATTTAATAAGAAATTTGATTATTCCTCAAAAGTAACTAGTAAAATGATTGTATGTACAGATGATATGGAATCTAGAAGAATGGCTTATAGAATGTGGTGGGAAGATGAAGGTAGAAAAAATAAAGACTCTTGGTTTATAGATGCTCGTATGGGTGCTACTAATGTAGAAATAGTTACTTGTAAAGGTGTTATAAAACAAAATTATCAAGAGCATTGGGTTCCTACAGATTCAGTTCCTAAAGCACCTTGTTCAATGAAACATACAGTATTTGCCACAACAAATGTAGCAAGTCTTGTAGCCAGTCAAGTACATTCTTTAGTTGCAAATTTGTCTTATTATGATTATATTTGGTCCAGCTTGAGTCCAATAAATATCCATTATGGGACATTAATAGTACCAACAATAAAACAAAAGGAAATAGATGATAAAAGTACGCAAAGTACAGACGGACTGGGGGATAATGCCCTCGGGACTGACGTACTTCTTCATTGGTCAACCGAAAACAGGTAAAACAACTGCAACTAGCTCTTGGAGTGAAAAAGGAGCTGAGGGAGTGTTAATTATTGACACTGACCTTGGCTCTGATTTTACAGATAAAGCTAATGTAGTTACAGTAACCGAACTAAACCCACCTATGAGAGAACTAAAGAGTGACGGTAAACAAGTCGTCAAAGGCGGTAAGCCTCAGTTTGAAGTAGTGCCTCCAGAAGAAAGAGGTTTTAGGTTTAGAACAGGTAAAGATACAGGTAAACCTATGCCTGTGTATAGCATGATAGAAGTTTATCAATGGCTTGCAAAAGAATGGGATAATCTACCTTACGATACTATAGTTATAGATACTATAGGACAAGTTAATGAATGGGTAGAAACAATAGTTCTACAAGAACTAGGAATAACTGCTATGGGCGAAGGTTCTTGGGGTTCTGATTGGGGAAAAGCTAGACGTAAAAATCTAGATGTTATCAAGAGATTCCAAACCTTAACTAAAAAGATGGGTGCAAACCTTATCTTAATTAGTCATAGTAAAACTACAACAGTTACAGATGGTAAAGCTCAACTAGGTCCTGAATTACCGAGAGGACTAGGTTATAGTCTAGCCGCTAAAGCTGATGTTATAGGCTATTGTACAGCAGATAAAGATGGTGGTAAGTATTACATATCTTTTGAAGCTTACGATGAGAGAGTAGTAGGTAGCAGGCTTAAGCCACTTGCACAAAAAAGACTCCCGTTTAATTACGAGAGTGTAAGAAACGAAATACTAACATACAAAAAGGAGGACTAATGTCCGAACGTTTTAGACCAGATGATATAGATTCATCTACAGGTAGTGGTAATTACTTAGGTATTATACCAGTAACAATAGCAAACTTCAATGATAGAACTGATGAGTTTGATTGGGCTGATATGTTTATCGACGTAATACTAACATCACCAAATTCACAGTATCCTTACACAATGTCAATATTAGGCTCATACGATAAAGAACCTAATGGAGATATTAAAAGCTGTACTTTATTAAGAAGAGCTTATGGATTCTTTGACGCTATAGGGTTTAAGGGTGGTCCAGATAAAACTGGTAAATTAGTAGATGAGAATGGTGTAGAAATAGCTAACTTTGAAAAGCATCTACACGATAATCATTTATCTCAATTAGCTAATAAAACTTTTTATGCTTATGCATATAAAGAAAAAGCTAAGATAGGTGATAAAACATATACTAAAGTATATCCTAAACTAGGTACTGATGAAAAAGACTTTGAAGGTTATGTAAACTTCTTAAAGTCTAAGAATCTTATCAAGGAAGTGACAGAGACAGGTAATGTAGTACCGACTGTCACATCTAATTCAGATTCAGCACCATTTTAATGTATGTTGAAATAGCAATCGGGAGTCCCTCATCAAGGGGGACTCTCGTTTCTGTAGAAGACTATTGGGATATATTATATGAACAATCTCCGGGAATAGCTATGTATAGAAGTGTTTTTCTATACGACGAAGAGGCTATAAAGTTCATTAATAAAAGTGGTAGTATTAAAAACTTTGTTGGTAAAAGATATATAGATGAAATACCTATTGATATTGATAGAGGTCAACAAACAGATGAATACACACAACAACAAGCTCAATTTGTTTTATTTGAATTACAGGAACTTGGTTTAAAGGAAGAGAACTACCAAGTATATTTTAGTGGTACAGGTTATCATATAAATATATCAGGTAAATGCTTTAACATTGAACCTAGCCAAGACTTACCTTATATACTTAAACAAACTATGAAAGACTTAATTGATTATAAAATAGATTTAAGTGTATATACAAAGTCAGCAATAATACGTTCACCGCATTCATTTAATACAAAAAGTAGTTTGTATAAAATACCATTGACTTCTATGGAATTAAACACTCTAAAACCTGAAGAGATATTAAGAAAAGCTCAAACTAGAGAGTTAAATTCAGCAATATCAACACTTACAGGAGATGGTAGCCTAGAACAATATGTAAAAAAAGAAGTTCCTGAAGTAAGGGCTATGCAAGCAGTACAAGAACCAAGGAATGTAGTACCTTGTGTTCAAACAATGTATAAAAAAGGTCCTACTCAAGGTAATAGAAATAACACATTATTAAGAATGGCTAGTCATTTTAGAAGACACGGCATTCCAAGTGACGCTACTAAAGCAAGTTTGTTACATTGGAATAATAATCAGTTAAACCCACAAATAGTAATAGATAAAGTAGAGGCTACATACAATCACGGATACCAATATGGTTGTAAAGACTCTATAATGTCAGAATATTGTGACCCAAAGTGTGTGTATTATAAACATAAAGACTATCTTGTTGATGTACATACACGAGAACAATTACAAGAACAATTAGAAGAGAGATTATCTACTGATTACACTGGTAAAAGTATAGATTTAGCTAAAAGTTTCGGCTTAAAAGATAAAGACTGTACAATATATCCGGGTGAATTAGTAACTATATTCGGTCCAACAGGTAGTAATAAAACAACATTGGCACAAAATATAGTTTTAGGATATGATTTTAAAGATGATGTTATAACTCCAGAATGGCAGTTACCTACATTGTTTTTAAGTTTAGAATTGTCAGGTCATTATATGCATAGAAGGAATCTTCAAATAGTATCAGGCTTAAATAAAGACGCTGTTAATGAAGATGTTCATCAAATAGGTGTAGATTACGCATCTCAATTACAACATCTTACAATACAAACAATAGCAACACAACCAGAAGCAATAGCTAAGAAGATTAAAGAAATGCAACCTTCAGTAGTTGTAATAGACTATATAGATTTACTAGAATGTCCACCACATTTACGTGGAGAATATGAACAAGTAAGATATATATCTCATTACCTATCAAACCTTGCTGTAAATATGGATATAATTATTATACAAATCTCACAAGTATCAAGAGATTATAGTAGAAATGAAATATTAGACATATATGCTGGTAAAGGTTCAGGTGCTATAGAGAATGCATCAAGAAAAGTTATAGGTATTAATGGTAGACAGGATAATACAGCTAAAGAAGTATCTTTATTTAAAAACAGTGATGGTGATTTGTTTAATGTAAATTTAAACTGGACTCCGTCATTTAGATTACCAAAGGTAGGTTAAAATGAAAATAAAAACAGAACTGGTTAAAGCAGAAGTATCTCCTGAAACTAAGTTAATGTTAGTTAAAATTGCTCAAAAAGAAAAGAGAAGTCTTAAAAAGCAAATAGAGTATATTTTAGAATATCAAGCTAAAATATATGAAACTAATGGAGAACTGGATGCCTAAAGAAACAACAAGAGACCTTATCAACGAGTTTATAGATGTAGAGATAGATAAAGAAACAGGTTTAAATACATCAGAAGATATAGATAATAAACTATTGATTGTCAAAGGTAAAATAAAAAAGAAAACAGAAGGTATTGACCGCTTTATGGTTGAACTTAATAGAAAAGAACATCTTATTGATGCTGAAATAGAGGCTATCAAAGATGAAATGAACAGACTTAAGTTCCGAAGAAAAGCAGTTGAAAGTATGAAAAAATACTTTAATAATGAGTTGATACCTATGATTGTTGACCAACTTGGTGACGAAAACGGAGTATATGAAACAGATACAGCAAGATATAAGTTATTTGAAACTTGGGGACCTGTTGTAGTTCATAATGAAAGTATGATACCAGATGAATATAAAGTTGTAAAACAAACAGAAATGATTAACAAAGTAAAAGCTAAAGAAGAGTTGAAATCAGGTAAACAAATACCCGGTTTAGCTCTAACTAAAGTAAAACGAGTTAGAAGGTCATGATAAAAATAGGATTACGTAAAAACGGAATTGGAATATGTCTTTTTAACTTGTTTGAAATTAGTATCTTTACAGTAACATATGAAGAATCAACACATATTTGTTTAGATGCATTCATATGGAAACTAGGATTTTCACAACAACTAACATTAGGAGAAATAAACCTATGCCACGCAGTAAGAGAAGTCAAAAAGACCTGATTTTAGAATATTTAAAAGAAGGTAATAGTATTAACCCAATGCAAGCTTTGCATAAATTTAATTGCTTTAGATTATCGGCTATTATATATGTATTAAGAGATGATAATCATAACATTATTACAAAGTTGATAGAATCTCATACAGGTAATAAATACGCAGAGTATAGCTTAATTAATTAAACAATATAACTTTCGGGAATTAGAAGATAAGGATGTATATGAAACATATAATGAAATCTGAAGTGGTTGGCGCTACAAAGTCTTTTAATTCCCGAATAAACAAGGAAATGTATGAGTACGAATAATATTATTATAGAATTAATAAAAGAACGCCTTGATAAAGGTGCGGAAACTTATGGTGGTGAACTTGATGTTAATGATGGAAGAGAATGGGAAATAGAAGCTTTAGAAGAAATATTAGATGGTATGGTGTATACAGCAAGTGCTATATTAAAGCTTATGGATAAACAATATAATGATAAATATCAAGACGTGTTGAGAGTAAACGACAATTTAAATAAAATAAGAAAAGGAATGAATAAATGAGACCTAAAATACCAAGTAAACATGCAAGAAGAACATATATAACAGATGCTTATAAATTTTTACTAAAAACAG